GCCGCGCTCCTGTAGCTGCAGCAGCTCCTCGCCCTGCAAGCGCCCTTTTGCTTGGATCTGCCCGTAGGCGGTAGCGATGCCAGACAGGTCAGCGCCAGTGGCACCTGCCACATCACCTAGGCGCTTGGTGGTATCAACCAGCTTTTCAGTGTCAACGCCAAATGCTTTCAGGCGCTTCGCCGTCTCAACCAGCTCGGTGCTGGTGAACGGCGTGACATTGGCAAACTGCTGCAGCTCGCTGATGATTGCCTTGGCTTTGCCTAATTCGCCCGTCAGCACCTTCAGACTGGCGGTCTGTGATTCAAGCTCGGCAGTCTTGGCAAAGATGAACTTGGCAGCGCCAACCAGAGCGAAAGCACCAGCCAAGCCACGAACAGCACCACCCAACCCATTCACTGCCCCAGTGGCCACCTTTGCCTGCCGGCCCATCCCCTCGACCGCCCGCCCCGCACCCTTGGCGCTGTTCTCTACGCCCTGAAACGGATCAGCGCCTTTCAGCTTGCCAAGATCCCGCTCAAACTTCTGGATCTTGCTTACGACCGCATCCAGCTGCTGCGTCTTGGCAGAGAACTCCAGTCCAACCTGAAACGAGGTTCCCAAGAGCCCTGCCTAGTCGTAACGCCAGTCTACCGACGACGCCTAGCCTTCTCCATCGCTTTCTGATTCTCCTCCTGCTGCAGCGTCAGGAATGCGTGCCAAAGCCACAATTCCCCTGGCGTCATCACCTCTCGGAGCTGCCCCAGTGTCATGTGCAGCTCCTTGGCGACCACCATCTCAGCCAGCAGCTGGTTGTTCTTTCGCAGCGCCTCGACGACTGCTTTTCATGTCCAATTCCGCCTCGCCCTCCTCAGGCTCGGGGTCTTGAAGCAGTTGCAGCATCAGTCCCTCAGACACGGAGGCCGGGAACTTGTGCTTCAGCGTGGCGATGTCGCCAGCATTGAACATCAGCTGGCCATCCTTGGTTTGCGCCTTGACCACCAGAAGCTGCAACGCCATCTCCACGGTGTCATCCTTGGCGGCCTTCTGCGCCCTGCCGCGCTCGGCCAGGGTGACCGGTGTCGAGAAATACTCGAACTCGACACCCTCACGGATCTCGATTGACCGGCGCCGTGGCCCCATGTCAACCAGCTTCTCCAGCAGATCAATCCCGATGCTCATACTTGATTGCGTGACTCGGGGTAAGTATACGCAGGCGCAGGGGAGTGTTCACCCTCCCCACATCGCCCTGCGCGGAGTCACCACACGCACGCCCATCGTACCGCCAACAAAAAACCCCTACCCGAAGGCAGGGGCTTAAAAGGGGACATCCCCAGTTTGATCAGACGAACAGGTGTGTGGGCTGACCCGACAGGCTGAAGTTCAGCTCGGCGGTAGTCACATCATCAGGGGTAACCGAGATCGAGAACCCCATGATGCTGATCGGTGCCTGGACATACAGGCTCTTGGTCAGGTCCGGCTTGCCAGAACCGTCACTGACGGCGTTGACGAACAAACGCACCTCCGCGCCAGACTGGTTCTTCCTCATGCTGTTAGACAGCAGGCGGTTAGCCAGTGAATTTTGGTCTTCGGTAAATTGCACGGTCATGGTGCCGCTGCCGCTGGCATAACCAGCTTGCATTGTGCGGAACGGTGCCGAGGCTCCGCTGCCACCACCCACGCCACAGGGCAGGGATGTGGTGTCGATCTCTTCACGGCTCAGGTCCAGAGAGAACTCCTTCACCTGGCACACCGCAGCAAACTCGGCGTAGTCGATTGAGATGTGGTTAGCAGCACCAGGGGTGTTACCACCACCGGTTAAAGCCGATGCGGTCAGCACCGTAACAACAATGTCGTTGGTGCCAGTGGCGCCGCCGAGAAGGGTGCCGTCTACAGTCAGTACATCTCCGGTCTTGTAGCCGGTGCCGCCAGCAGCAACCGCAATTGCGCTGACTTTGCCGGTGGTAACAGTAATGTCGAGAGTTGCACCACTGCCACTGCCGCCAGTAGTAGCGACCCCGTTGTAAGGGCCAGCACCAAAGCCAGCCGTAGCTGTAGGCAGAGCCGGAAGCGTAAGGGTTGCCACGACGCCGCCGGTAGGCAGGCCAAGGCCGCCGTCACCCTTCAACAGGATGGCAACACCGCCTTTGGTAGCAGCTACTTGAATGGCAGTTGCAGTCCGCTTGACAACGTAGTAAACAGTGCCAGCAGTTAGGGCAGTATCGAGCTTGCCGCTGCCTTCAGCTTTGAAGATCACAGGATCGTCAAGGCGGAAGTCGTTATCGGCAGGAACGTTAATATCCGCGCTTCCCTTAGGGAAGTCGCCATTGTCAAGCAGGCAAAACTGGGTGCCGGCCGGTTCAAAATAAATTGCACCGTCGACTCCTGTTAAAACTGACGAGGAGCAGGATAGCGGGATGGGTCTAGCCCCTAATTAAGGGTGGCGAAACAACATTTAGCCGGGGGCGTCTGTTACCTGCGGGGGCTCAGGCTACGTCTATGCTACCCGCGCTTCAAAGGCGCATGACACCACGTTGACGTGATGCGGGCGTTGGTCTGGGGCAATCGTGGCCGGTCCTTCAATGTTTCGGCACGCTGCTCGGATCAGCGGCGTGTGGTCAGTGTCGCGCTTATTGATTGCGCTCCATGCCTTCAGCACTGCACCAGCGATGGTTTCGCCTGGCAGGCTGCCCTTCTGCTTAAGGGTATAAATGTTGCATTGCAGGCTGCCGCGCAGTCGTTCTAAGCCTTCACAGCTCAACGTGTCCTCTACTGTCCCGCCAAACGACAGGGACACCACCGCGTAACTGCGATCAGCAGGTGCTGCAGTCTCGCCAAAGTTATCAAAGTGGATGTCAGCTGCTGCCACGCCAGCGCCTTTGATGGCGTCGTAACACGCCTTCTCAAAGTAACCCCGAACGTCTTGGTAGGTCATAGGTCAAACTCTTGCTTCACGACCTTGGCGGCAGTCTGCTGTATGCGGGGGATGGACTCATTACGGAACGAGGTGAACCAGGTCTTTGGCTGGCTAACCACGTTGCCCTCGATTGCCACGCTCTGGGCGTAAGGCAAGCTCGACGTGAGGTGATATGTCTTGCGGCTATCAACTCGCAGGCCAGTGGCATCGGTGTTGGGGCTATCAGCGCCCTCGGGGGGGACCTCGCTGCTAGCTGAACCCTCGGCAGCGAACCAGCTCGATCTGAATCTTCCTGTATCAACAGGCGACACTGCCGCAGACCCGAGCTTTGCCTGCGTGGTGATTAGCACCTCAGCCTGTAAAGCATCCAGCGCCTTCTTCAGGTGACGCTCCAGATCTCGGCTATTCGAAAACCTAGGCATCAGCTTGCCCTCCCCTTGATCTTGGATGCGATCAGCGCCTTGCTTGAATAGGTAGGAGCAATCTCCACCACCTTCCAGACCAGGCCATCGTAGGTAAAGCTATCCGCTGTGGTCGGGAGAAATCCCAGGCCAGTGGCGCCATGGTGAACCCATACGCTGATCTCAAACTTCTCGTCAGGCCCTCCTGCTTCAACCCTGCTACGGCTAAGGACACCAGCCTTAATGGGGTAGTCAACGTCGGCGCTCACCACCGCCCCAGTCAACGGGTCGTAGCTACCACCAGCGGACTGGTGGTAAACAATGTCAGTGGGGAAGACCGAATCAATAAGCTCAACCCCCACGGGGAGAAACGTGGCATCGATATTCACAGCTAGCTCCTCACCCTGGCAATGATCCGGCTATTGCCGTAACTGCCCTGCATGTAGCACTCGCCTAACAGATCCCCCAGCCACGGGAACCGCTGCAATATCAACGGCGCATTGGGTCCGTATTTAGCAGCTGTCGCCGCCGCATCTTTTACGTCGTAAAACTCCTGCACCAAATCGCCCAGCTGGTTGCGCTTGATTGCGCCACTTACGCCAGAAGATGCAGCGCCGCCAATGATCGCGGTCTTGTTCTGGTGTAACGCAAGCGCAAGTTCGGCTACCGCTTGAATTAACGCTGGCGGCAGCGTTGTGCAGGTAACCGCTGCACAGCACCCGGTCCCATCAATCTTGCGCGGCCAGGCAAGCGGCTGCGCTGGATCGCACTTCTCACCCTTCCAGCACAGCGTTTCCAGCCAGCGGGTAGCTTCTGCCAACGCCGTATCCTTTTCAGCGGCAGTCAGCGCCGTCCATGCAGCAGCATTGAAGCTATTGGCAAAGTACGTTGTCGCATCCGTTTGATCCAGATACGCCACACCTGCTATTGGCACCGATACCGGTGCCTCTAGGTCAATCTCAGGAGTAGTAAAAGCCATCAGAACGTGCCCGCGTCGATAACGTCCACCAGCTTGTAGGCGCCGGCTAGCCCATCAGCCACCGAACCATCACGCATCAGTAGCCCCTTCTCGTCAGCGATTGCCACCGTTCCCACTGCTGCATCAGAGACATCGGCTGCGGCATGAATCGAAAATGGCGTTGCTGCCACCACGCCTGAAGCGACGATATGCCAAGCAGCACCGTCAAAGACAAGGTGATCGTTGG